CGCTTGCACTGTTGTAGTAAACAGCATTACCAATAGCAATTTCAATTGAATTGGCAACTGTGAATTTAAACACACCAAATCGATAATATACACAAAGCTGATTTGCTTCTGCATTCACAACTGGAACTATTGGCCCAAGCCCTGAAACATAAATAGGGGTCCATGCAGTTACAGCAGCATTGTGTTTATATTGTATTTTTGCTGCACTTTCAGATACTAAAGTTGATACTGTAAATCCCATTTTGTTCTCCTTTTTTGAAGTTTGACAGGGGCAGATTGCCCCTTTTGTTTAATTTTATGCAGCAGGGTTGAAAACAATTCCTCTGTAATCAGCAACGTAAATTCCATAATCGAAGAAGATAGTGTATATAATCCCCAATGGTTCAGTTGCTCTTGCTTCGTCACNTCTGAGTGTTGGCGTAGTGTACCCATTAAGGTATGCAATACCTACTGTTTCTAAGACGTTAGGATCTGCAGCCAAATACCAACCATCGGCTTTACTGTTTTGATTCAGTTTACTTTGCAGATATGGATCAAAGATAGGTATGAGCCCTGTATACGGATTATACACTCGCGAATTTTCTTTGGCAGGGTCAACTGGCGTATATATGAGCTGTTCAATCTCAGTTTTATTTGCATGACCTGCTATCAGAAATTTTGCTGGGATATTAAGAAAAGTGTCAGGTCCGTCTTTTTCTGATTTTGGCGCTTTTTGCTCAATTAGCAATTTCTCAGTGGCCGAAATTGTAGTAATGGAAGGTTTACCAAGTCCAGAAGAATCAGTTACTTTGTTTCCATTATTTTCATGAAAAAGATTATCTACCTCATTCATTTTAGGACCGGCAAGGTTATTATCTGTTAATACATTGTATCCGTCTCTGTTAAGTTTAAATCCCATCGACATCGCCATTGCTCTCGGCAATCTCGAAATAGAATCCAGATCGTCATTAATTATCATTTCTCTTGTTATTGACAATGCCTTACCTTTGGTTTTTACAGATGCTTTTTCGTACCTATCTGAAAATTTACCAAGTTTAAAAGAAGAGCCTTCAGGCATATCGTCAATATCAGAAAAGTCAGACATTTTGACGATATTCATCTCTTTGAAATCTTTTACAATACGAGAACCGGCCCACCGCTGGATTGTGGCAGTAGCTGAATTATATCCATCTGCAAGAGCTTTATTAGCTACATCAGCGATGATTGCCGGAATGTCACCTGTTGACATATTGGTTATTGCTGCGTGATAGAGATCAGTGGGATCCATCCACAATGAATCTATACCTTTCATTGATAATGATCTACGAATTAAGGCGTGCAACCCATTAATGGGAACGTCTTTTCTTGAATCTGAGATCTTTTGATTGTCTTTTTCAAGACCGCAGGCTACTGCCAAACAATTACTGGCGTGAGCACGAAATTTATCAGATTCGTCTTTGTTGACTTTTGTAGGATGTGGAACTGCTACTGCCCCTTTATCTGAATGCAATTCGTTATTTACAGAGGTCTTTTTAATTTCCTCTGCAATTTCAACTGAACACTGCTCTACTGTTTTCCCGGAATCAATTAGCTTGTTAATGAATTCGTCAGACAGATTTGATGCTCTGCAGATTACATTGATATTCTGTATTCTGTTTTTTTCTGCAGCTTTAGCTTCTTCTTTTTCTTTCTTGACTGCACATTCAAAGCACATTTCTTGCCCTTCGGCTATTTCCTTACCACACTTGCATTTAGGCATGTCTACCCCCTTATTTGCAGATTTAGGTTCTGCATGAATATTGTTTGTAAAAGCTATTCTTTTAAAATTTTCTGGAATTATCATTTTTAAATCTGTTTTAGGCTCTTCAACTTCTATCTTCTCTAATACTTTATCAACAAGCCCTAACGCTTTAGCCTCTTTTGCTGTTAAATACCAAGTGTCAGCAACTTTTTGACGCACTTCTTCTTTTGTTAATCCTTTTATCCTTTTCATTATTGTATTGATAAGAATATCTTCAATTTTTTCAAGTGCATCAGCTTCAGCTCTGAGAAGTTTAGCTTCACCCCAGGCTCCACCACTTGGATTGTGAAACATTATAATTGTGTTTTCATGTGCCCAAACTTCACCGCCCTTATTTTTATCAGGTATAATCAAAAGGTAAGCTGCAATAGACGCTACTATTCCCATTCCTTCTGAAATCAATTTGGCACCGGTATTTATAATGTCATCGGCAATTGTAAATCCTTCAGATACATAGCCTCCATAGCTATTGATTTGGTAATGGATTTCATTTACATCTCCAAAAGAATCAAGATCTTTCTTAATATCTCCAGAGATCATTCCCACATCGCCATATATAGATATTTTTGCTCGTTTATTTGAACCTTTCATTATATAGTTTTTATTTATTTTCATTCTCATTCTCCTCTACAGTTTTATTTTGTGATGTGGATCCTTTAAGGCTTGAACTTAAATTCTCAGGAAGTAAATGAGTTAACCCAGCATCAATAAGAGCATCTCTTTCTTCTTTAAGTTCCTTTAATTGTGTTGTCATGTTTTTGCCAGTTCTTGCACATAGTTCCTTAAATGTTATTTGACCGGTTTTATATGACAAAATGAGCGCTTGCATGTCGTTAAGAGGATCTACCCACTCCTGATAATCCATTGGCAACCATAACGCTTGATTATAATACCATGGATCACTATAATAGACAGATGGAGTAACTCCGAATTCAATAAGTCTTCCTGTCAATACTTCCCATTCAACAAACTTTGCCCATTTGATAGACTCATTATAAGTGATAAATTTTTTAAACAGGCATGTATAACCTCGATTATCACCAATGGAATTAAGACGTCCAGAAGAGTAATTCGCACCATTTACATCTGTTGTAAATGCCTGATAAGAAAATCCCATTCCCATTGCGATATATCCCATTATCATATCGACAAGAGGTTTAAAATTTTCTTTTATTGCATTACTTATTTGGATAGGCTCAGGCTTATCTTTGCTGCAAAATAAGCCAGGTGAATCAAGCTCTATATAACTTCTATGAGAAGTATCTGAAATACCTGAATTTAATACACTTTCCAGAGCGGATTTATCTTCTCTACCAGTCCAAACTCCAAGCTTGGTACACATTCTTGATATTTTTAACTGATCACCAAAGAGTTGATTGTGATCATTCATTGCCATTAACACAGGATAAAGCCATGACAAGCCAAGGTATTGTTCTGTCTCTATTGGAATAAACGAAAGTATCATTTTGTCAGCAGAGAATCTGCCTTCATTTTCAAGATGAAAAGCAACAGGTTCACCAAAGGCATTTATTTCAATTCCATGAATTACCTTTTTTTCTGAAGTTTTAATATTATCAAAAAGGGTATCTTTAGAAAAATCAAGCCGAGTTGGTTTTAATATTTGAAATGAAAATGGGATATGTGAACCTTTTTTAGATGAGATAATATTAAAAAGCACATTCCCATAAGTTGCCATTGTGCGAAGTTCGTTTGATTGACTCTGGTAATATGAGGTTTTAACTGTGCCGCTTCTGATACCACTATCAACAAATCTCTCCCAGTCGCTTGCAAGTCGATCGTTTACATGTTTGGGTTGTTCCCCATTTGCATATCTTATTGCCGGATAAGGTCGAATACCAGAGCCAACCACATTGTTATCTAAAAGAGATATAGCCCTTCTTGCTACAGGATAAGCCCTGTAAAGACCTTCAGCTCTTGCACAAATTATTTTAAAATCTTGCCTGATAAGTTCCGCAAATGATGTTATTGTAGTACGCCAGTCAACATTAAGTGGGCCTATATCTGCACCGGGGCCATACATTCTAACTCTTTCAATACCAGTTTCAATACCACGTTGATAAGCGTAATTAAGCTTGGCCCTTTCTTTTTGAGTACGTATAATATTTGATGGACGGGTATTTATTGAGTGACCAATCCCATTTACAATATGTCTGAGGTCGTTTAAGATACTCAAACATGCCTCCCAGTAAATGACACCCTAATAATTGGACTGGACTCACTATTATTTAAATCCTGTAAAGCCTTTAAGCCTTCCACCATCTCTTTGGGATTATAATAACGTTCACGTCTGTCTGAAATTTGAGATTCAGCAATTCCATCACGTAATCTATCAGATAGGGCTTCTTTAATTTCTTCTGGTGTGGCCATATAGTTCTCCTTATGGCTATAACTGCGTCTGTCTGAAATTTGAGATTCAGCAATTCCATCACGTAATCTATCAGATAGGGCTTCTTTAATTTCTTCTGGTGTGGCCATAAGATCTCCTTATGGCTATAACTTACTATATAAAAAAGTAAAAATAAATAAAAAAATATCTTATGTATATACGATATAGAT